CCTTGTGGGATCATTCCCATGTTTCCTAATGCATTGATATCATTATCTGCAGTTCCAGTTCTACCTTGAGATTTCATCAATCTCTCAGCAGTAAATCGTAAAGCAGAAGGAACAATCATTTTCATTCCTTTAGCCGCGATTTTTAGACCTCTCTCATCAGTGAACGCTGCGATGTCAATTAACGACTGCTCTAACGATGTCTCGTTTAAGTCAGCTGCAGTTGACAATTCATTTCTGAATGTTCCAGCGATAATTGGGTGGTCAGTAGCAAAAAGCTCCTTACCATCACCACCTGTGAAAGAAGAATCGAAACCATTGTTTAACACGTTAGCTCCTTTGATCTGTTTAGCATTTGCCATAGATCTAGCTAAAGCTTTTGTATATCTAGACGCAAGTCTGTCATACAAGTTATCCTCAATCGCTTCTTCAGTGATTGAGAACGCTAAAGCAAGCGTTTCGTGTGTGTATCTAGCAGTGAAAGTTTCTTGTGCTGTATCGAAGTTTATGCTTGATCCTTCAGGTTTTACTGAAGCATTAGCGAAACCAGATAACATCACTTCTTCTTCAAAAGCTCTGTCAGAATTTTCTACATCGTAGATCTGAAGATGCTCATCCGCGTAGTTGTTATATTCCAGGCCAAATAGTGCATTCAAACCTGGCTCTAGTTCTTTGACTAGCTGTGCTCTTGATATTGCCATAATTTATATACTCCTATAATTATACGCCTGTTGTTAATTTAAAGATGTGTTCACCAGTGTTAAATACAACGTATGCATTCGCATTCGCTGATGACTCATCACTATTTTCTGGATCTTTTGATATACCGATTTGTTTAAAACCACCAGATGTTCCAGAAGTCGACGTGTCAATCTCTGAAGTTGATTGTCCAGAAAGAGTGCTTCCACTCGTTCCAACAAAATCAAAACCAGAATTATTCATCGCTGATGTTCCTGTACCATCATGTTGTGCTTCAAACACGATAAAAGGATCCACAAACACCGTAGCCACTATATCTGAAGCGTTTGTGCTTGCAGGATAGAAGGCTTTGAATGTAGGTTTACTAGTTGATGGATCTGTGAAGAAACAACCTCCGAACACACCCGCTTGTTGAGTGTCTCCAGCTGCCGCTTGTTCAATACCACCACCAGCTACCGCTTCAACCACTTGACCATTAAAAATGGAAGTTCCATGGTTAGCCGCGATTTTATACTCTTCAGCTCTGATTCTTCCACCTGAAAGATGTCTTGTAGGTTTGAAACCAAAAGCCGCGTCTTTATTAGCCATAGTATTGCTCCTTTTATGTACCTGCCCAAAAGGGCCTCCAGTACGATTTAATTATTCGTTGGGTAGGAATCGTTAAAAAATTAACTTTTCTTTGTACCACCGAAGGTTACACGAGTCTGTCGATCACTATTGATCGGCATACTTGGATGCTGTTCCTTCATTAAATCATTATCAATCGCGTCGTTTTGGTCTTTGGTTTGTTGTGCAAAATATGCTTTGCGCGACTCAACAATCTCTTCCGGTATCCTTGCCAGCAAAAGGCCGCCAACTCCGATAACTCCTTTATATTTCCCGTCCTCCACACTTGGATAATCCTCATCAGAATATTCATCAGCTCTTACTAATTCATATCCTGATCTAATCTTAGCCGACATGTTTGATGTGTCATCAAAACCTAACGACTCAGCTCTTATCCACCTGTGTTTAAAACCATCTGGTGCGGGTGGAGCATCTAAAGATGATGGTGGAGTCCAAACTTTTTTCTGTTGTTTAACTTTCGTTTGGCTCGCACGAGAGTCTATTTTTTTATTTTCCATATGCTTAAGCCTCCTTCGTGATATTTAATTGTTTCGCATATTCTTCAAGTGGCACACCTAATTTTTTAGCGATTGTTACCTGAGAGGGTGTGAGTCTCACAGTTTTGCGACTAGTATTTACACTTCGCTTCGCACTAGCGACTGTTTGTGTAGGCTTAGTCGTAACCGTATCTTCAGTTTTACCAAATTTATGCGGGAAGTCAAGTCTCATACGTCTATCAATCTCTTTATAATACTCGTCAGATTGAGCGTCAAAACCCTCCTCCTCTGTTAGTTTTTTATGTAAATCAAATGCCGTGTAGGTCATGGCGCTATCAGATCCAAACCAAGGGTTTTTATCAGCCCATTCTTCAGCTTTAGGATCTGCAGGTTGTTTTGGTGGTGCTAGTACCTCTTCTAAAGTTTTTTCTTTTACCTCTTCTGGTTTTTTCATTTCAGAAGTTTTTTTAAGATTTGCGACTCTAGCCTCCTCAACACCCAATCTTGCTATCATCTTTTGTGCCTCAACCTCTGCGGATATATTACCCTCATCTCTCGCTTTTGTTAATGCAGCTTGAGCGGCTTGCAGACCAGATCTTACTCTGCCCTCCATGGCGGTTACATAATTAGGTTCGATAGTTGATAGTTTTGTTTTCAAACTTTCTTGTTCAGCTTTTACATTTTTAGCATAATCTAAGGCAGCTTCTTTTTGCCTCTCTGCCTCACGCCATTTTTTAGTTAGCTTTGCAATTCTTTTTTGAACACCTTCACTATAATCATCTAATTCTTTTTTCTTATCTTCTGCATCCTCTTTTTTTGTCTCTTGTTTTTTTGTTTCTTCTTTTGCATCAATCTCTTCTTGTTTTATTTCTTCAACTTTTATCGTTTCCTTTGGTTCTTCAACTTTTTTATCCTCTTTATTTTCATCAAGGTTGACTTCTACTTCAGGTCCTGAAGTATCTATGTCAACCATTGGGACATTCTTTTTGTTTTCTGTTTCTGTTTCTGGCATAGTTTACTCCTTCTATGTTTTAATATTGATGAAATATATCTTCGGGATTTTCTATGGTCGCTAATATCTCATCGTCGTTTAGCAGTCTAACCTCCCCACCATCTATCTGTATTCTTGATCCAGCATATCTAGCAAATACAACCCAATCACCTTTTTTACACCAAGGCCCTTCTGGATATCTTTGTTTATCATAACACTGTCCACCCATCTCAACCACCAGACCACATTGAGATGCAACCTGCTGTCTCTCTAGGGTTGTCTCAGCCATGATTAGGCCACCTTTGGTTTTCTCTTTCATTTTAAAAGGTAAAACTAAAATCCTCCAGCCAGTGGGTTTAGGTAATTTCTGTGATTCTTTTTTGGATAAATCTTCTTGTTTTTGATTTTGTTTCTTATCTTCTTCTTCGTACTTTTCTTGTAGTGCGAATTTAATTTTTGGTTCCTCTTTTTCCGAGGTCGATAACTGTTCCTTTTTCATCTTTTTGCTCCTTATTTTCTAGCAGGTTAGAGATTTCCTGTAATATCAGCTGATATGTTCTAGCTTGTCCTAGCATATACTGATATTTTTCCATGTTGTCAACACCTCCTCCGATCATGGTTTCCCCGATCGTCTGTAGATTATCTCTCATCAACTTTTGCATCTTGGCAACTATTACTAATCCATCTTCCATTTGTCTTTCTCCTAACTTTTAAGCTCTTTGAGTTTTTCTAATCGCGTCTTTGCCTTTCTTAAATATATTAGCAACTTGGTTTTTTTTCATAACCTTGGCACGTTGCTCTCCAACAGTCAATATTTGAATTTTTCTAGCAAACGGTTTTTTAATTTTTTTAACTTTTGCTACTGTTTTTCTTGCATCAGTTGGTGTTGCAAATTTTATCTTTACAGTATCTCTTGGGTTTTCATCTGTGTATAGCCTTCTACCAGTTCCAGGTGGTTTCTTACCCGTTCCTTTTTTTGGATCCGCCATTAATAACTCCTTTTAATGTTTTAGCTTGACCAGCATGTAATTTAGATGCTTTTTTTAAACCTTTAATCACACCCTTTATTTTTTTCTTTTTTCCGTTTTTTAACATTTCCATCTCCTTCTTGCCTGACGTAATCTAGAATTAGGATCTTTAGCAGCTTTGGGAAATTTCTTCATTTGTCCAAGCGATCTCGCGCAGAAAGACTTTCTACGTTTGGCAGCTTTTGATCCTGGCTTCACTTTACCAGTCACGGCTGTTTTTAATTTAGAACCAGGGTTAAGTCTTCTATAAGCTTTTACCCCAGCCTCTGTCATCCCGGCTCCCTTTTTGGTTGCACGAAAATTTTTTTTATTTCTAGCAGGCATTGTGCCTTTTGAATAATAGGCTCTCATTAGATCCTCTGCATTCTTGGATCAGTTGATAAAATATTTTTCTTTGCTTTTGGTCTGGCGATAGAGTCCTTACTTCTTTTTCTAAGTTGTGCGATAGCAGATTCTTTTAACGCCTTTTCTTTTTTTAATATTTTTAGATCTCTTTCTAGATTCATTACAGCATGCCTTTATAGTATTTTACATAAGATGGATTAGATAGGTTGACCCCACCATACTCACCTTTGATACTCTTACCAATATATCCCGCAGCATAACCTTTGGCTGCCTTAGTTCTCTTTGTAAAAGTTTTTACATTAGTTGGTTTGCCACCAACACCTTGAGCAACCGCTCTCTTTCTGGAGACAGCTGATTTTCTCTGTCCCTCTGTCATACGTCTTGCTTTTGCAAGTGGGACACATTTTGGATATTTACGCTTTGCATCCGCTTTTTGTTTAGAACGGCCACACTTAGAGAAAGAACCATCTTTCTTTTTGCTACCTATGTCCACCCACTTCTGGGCAAACCATTTTTTTAAACCGTTCTTTGCCATGTTACTTATTTGGTCTTCTAGCTGCACCAAATCCTTTTAACTGTATGCAGGTTCCACCCATACCAAAACCTTGTCGTTTTAGTCTTTGTGTTGCCTCCATGAGTCCACCTTTGGCCTTATATATCCTGCCGCCTTCAGCTTTTTTAGGGCCTCTGAAATCTTTTCTCTTCACACCAGATGGATCTTTGATCTTACCAGCACAGATTTTAGAAGCATATGCGTTCGCGTATGCACTGGGATACACTTTAAACTTACGCTTTGCTGCAGCTTTTCCTCTTGGGCATAGTTTAGTCATTATCTTTTCCTCGCTGTTTGTGCAGCTCTTCTAAAGTTTGCTGCAGTTGGCGAACCTTTAGCTCCTTTTTTTCTCATCTTCTCTCCGGAGCCAGCAGCAATTCTTCTTTTTTTAGCTGCAATGTTTGCGTATAAACCTGGTCCAGCCATTACATTTTCTTTTTCATTTTTTTCTTCATGAAAGCTTGAAGACCTGGATTTAATTTAGATATGCCGCCACCCATTTTTTTAACTCTGCCACCTTTCATCATCTTTTTAGCTGATGCTGCTGCAGATTTCATAGACTCAGTTTTATTATTGTCTTTGTCTAGATCTAGAAAATCAGGTTTAGATCCTTTCATCATAGGTTTTCTTTTCATCATTCCGCCACCCATTTTTTTAACACGTCCACCTTTCATGTAACCTTTAGGTGACACCTGTTTGTTATATAGTCTGTTTGCCATTATTTTTTTCCTCCGTTTTTAAATATTTGCGTTCCCTTTATACCATATATGCTCGCCACGACAAGGATCCAGAGATTTGTGAACCATGACGGGAGCTGCTGGAATTGCTCAAAGAACATTTTTATCTTTTCTGCTGCACCCGGATCGTCCGAGAAGACCCCCCAGGCGATCACCAAAATCGGCGCCGTGAGAACGAGCAAAACGAACTCGTCTTTCCAGTCCGATTGACGTGCCTCCAACAATTTGCCCTGGTATTCGCTTTCTCCTTTAGCCATCTTAGAGGCATGCATGTGTTGAGCGTCTGCCATCGCCATCTTCGTTTCTTGTTTCTTCTTGTAGATATGCGTTGCCGCGTTTAATCCAAGTTTTAATGCTGAAAACCACATTTTATTGTTCTCCTCCTCTGATTATTGATACCTGATCTGGTATCTTATCGGTTGATGGTATGGTTTTACTCAAAATTGTCTTTTGAATAGACGTGTCAGCCCTTAATTTAGACAATTTTTCGTTCTGTTCTAGTTTTTCATCTTGATTTTGGTCGTTCATCATCGCTTTCATACGATCTAGGTCTAACCTATCCTTACCTTCACGCTCTTTTCGTTCATTTTCTCTGGCCTGTAGGTCTATCTCTCTCGCTCGCAACGCTGCGATAGGGTCATTATCAAATCTAGATGTGATTTTATTCTCTTCTTTTGCAAAATCACTCATCATCTCCGATATCAGCACCGCTTTTCTGGCCTCGATCTTCTCTGACAGCATCCTAACCTGTTGTTGTAGCTGTGGATTCTGTTGTGCCATCTGTTGCATCTGTGCGAGTTGTGGTAATTCTTGTTGAAACTCTATTTCAATCTGCTCTTGTGCCATTAAACTTATATGCTCTAATATATTTTTCTGTATCGCGGCACCAATCACGGGTGAATTTTTCACCATGTTTGTTTCCATGAAGTTTAGATGCGCTGTGATGTGAGCCTGATGATCCTGTCCAGGAAAAGCCTGAAACGGCACACCAGCCAGAGCATCAATGTGTTCTAACGCTGGGTCTTTCGGCATGGGTGGTTGTGGTTTCTTTAATATCAGGTCAATGTCTTTCACACCGAGAGCCTCGTACATATTTCTGTAGACCTCATATTGATTGTGAATGGCAGGGTTAGAGGCTGCCAGTTGCATCTCTGTTTGAGCGAGTGATATCCGCTGCGTCTGTGAAAAGATATTTGGATCCGCAACTGGCAATATATCTATACGGTCATCAAAATCAGTCTGCTTGATCTGTCTCTGACCGCCAACAACATCATACGGATAAACTGGAGGTAAGTAAAGTTTAAAAACCCTAGCCATCAAACTAAACTCGCGTCTCATAGAAGCATATAATCTCTTATGAATCGCTGACATTGTTCTAGATCCTCTCTCCAACATGGCAACCGTTGTACCAACCGCCGCCTGTTGATTGCCCTCACCGACCTGTAGGTCAGCGATGGACGCAAATCTCTGTCCCGCCTGAACAACTATTCCCATCAATTGCAATAGTGTTCCAGATGGCTCCTTGAATGGCAACGGCATGAACGCATCCCTAAGATTTCCACCAGGTGCATCAACATCCCTAAATTCTCCTGGCTGTATCGGAGCTGCCTCATCCCTTAATTTTATGCCACGCATCTTGAAGCCTGACGGTTGATTAGAAAAGGTTCCGGCATCAAGTAACGATCTCAACGCTGCGGTTGCAGTTCTCGATAGACCACCGATCATGTGTATCAGGCCAAAACCATAAAATCCTAAACCTGGCAAGAATTTAAAATGAACAAAATATTGTATCTTGCTTCTGGTTGCATCACCAACCTCGTAATTTCTTCTGATAGATAATACCTCGTGTGAGCTCTCCTCTATGGTCACGATGTAAGGCAGCTTGATCCCTGTCGCCTCTCCCTGGGTATCTGTATCCTCAAACCCCTCAAGATCTAGATTGACATGGCACTCCAAGAGGGTGAACATAGGTTGGCTCTGACTTTTACTCATGCCATCCAGTTCACGCTCTTTTTTCTGTGCCTCTGTCTCGTTGTCCTGGCCCGGAGTTAGTTCAACGTCCCTGTAGAATCCAGCGACCTGCTGCTTTCTAAGTTCGTTCTCAGACATCTTGACAACGTGTATGATTGTTTCCGCATCATCTAATGAGGTAGCTGTATACGGAACGACCAAATCATCTGCAGGAACAAATTTAGAAACCGTTCTCTGCATCATCTCATCATAATATATTTTTTTAAATGTTGAACCTGTCAGTGGTAGATAAAATAACATCTGATCAAATTCAGACTCATATTCTTTCATCTCTGACATTATCTGATAGTTCATGAATTCTTTTACACGTAAGGATTGTTGTTCCTTATCTGGTGTTGGTGTTCCAATGATCTGTGTTCTGACTGGACCTTGTGATGGTAGTAATTCTTTATAAGCTAACGCTTGAAACTGCGTGACAGCCTCTGCTAAAACTGGATGCGTCGCACCTGATGCGCCTTTGAACGGTTCTGATTTTTCCTCGTACTTAAATCCTAAAAGCTCTAAACCATTCGTGTAAGAGCTCTCCCAATCTTTTCTTCCTGATTTGTAATCAACATAGTTGTCATACAACTCACTACCTATAGGACCCAACACGCTGTCTGGTAACAGCTCTGCAAGATTTGCAAAATGGTCTTGTCCCTGTTCCTGACTCCCGACACTTGGATCAAAATCTATATCAACGCTACCATCTTCGTTTGGTTTTATATTAATAGGTGTGTCCGGTTCTTGTTGTTCTTTTTCTACCTCTACTGCGATTTCGTCGGGACTAGGTATCTCTATTGTCTGCTTTACGTTTGGTAAAGACTTGTCTATTTCTGCCATTTATTTTCTCCAGTTTCACTGTCTTAACAGTATTATATTCAATATTCAAGCCTTGTGGTGTAGGGCCTGATTTAGGAGGTGCTCCTGTTGATAGTTTCCTGTATTTGCTAGGGTGTTTAAATGAGAATGTCATGTCTTTAATAGATCTGCTATTCCGCCTTTAGCATAGTTTTCCTCAAACAATTCTCTTAAAACAATATCAACTATGGCTTCTTCTCTCATGGAACCTAGAAGATCATTGTATCGTTTAAAGAATTCTTTTTTCTTTTCTGGGCTAAAATTTTTTGTAACTGAATCTGTTAATTTTGACATACTACCAATAATATTTATATTTTCTTCTGGGCAGTTCTTCATCCTGATAATCTTCTGGATGAGTTATCAAACCACCCTGCCTAAATCTCATGATTGCTTGTGTCGTGCTATCAACCAAGTCATCATGATCTCCATATGGAAACGCTGCACATTCTTCAACAACCTCTTGTGCAAACTGTTTATCCAAAGGAGCCCATATCATACCAGATTCAAACAGCGGTGCAACAGAATTAACACGCGTGTGTTTATCCTTACCTTTTGATGGTGTGAAGTTCACAACAGGTATACCCATGTTTCTAAGTTCGTATGTCAAAGGCAAACCCGATGCTTTGGCCTCGACCAATACAGTCTCAGGTTCCCAGTAATCATATTGCTCTTTTGCAAGTCTACGAAGTTCTGGAAACTCTAATCTCTCTTTCATTGCATCTAGTAAGATCATTTGTGGTGGACTATCCTCGTTCTCCCTAAAGATTCCCCATGTCGTTATCGCACTGTAGTCTGCAGATTCTTTTTTCATGAAAGCGGTATCGTAACTCTGTATGACGTGATCCAGTGTTGGAATATGATCCTTGTCCCAATCCTTCCACCACTCACGTTTTAATATCGCTCCCTCCTCCGAGGTTGGATTCTGCATCCACTGTGCATTCCATTTGCCGAGTGATAATGATGCCTTCACTGATTCCAGTTCGTC